CTATCGGTATGTACTGCTGCCGAATCATTTGTACCAGATGTACTGCTACCGCCCGTGCAGGCTACCATACTACAAGCTACGATTAGTGCCATTGCGCCAATCTTAGCTCTACTTACTAATGATTCAAGACGTTTTGCATTGTATAACGCACGAGTCGTATAAAAGTCACGCTTTTGTTCACTTTGTGTTGTTGCTGCTTGTTGCAGATTGCTTACTAATTCAGTCATCTGATAGTCTACTCTTGTTTTGATTTGCTTAGCCATAATTGCTTTGTGTTTTGTTTTAAAATTTAGATTTATATGTGGTTTTGTATTCTATATACAATATACGAAAAATAATTGGATTTGCCAAATTTATTTTGTTGTGGCATATTCCTTAGCTTGTAACTGGTCATTGGCCTTAGCCAACCACATGTCAGCTTCCCATAGCTTAGCGTGTAGCTTTATATTACTATGTGATAGTTCGCCATTTTCCTCATTCAGCTTCTCTATTTGCTTTTCAAGCTTATAGGCCGATGCTGTGGTGATGTAATTTGTTGCTATCCAGATTAGTGCTATTGCCGGCCATAAGCACATAACCGTATCCAGTCCGGTAAGGATACCGGCAATTGCGGATATTGCTGCTAGCGTATGTATAATGTTATTCACTTTCATATTTACTTTGTTTTTATCTATACTAATATACGAAAAATTCCTGATATTACCAAATTGCTGGACCATCTAATATTATTTTATTCTCATAGCACCATTCATTCACTATGACGTCAATACCATCTTGAGCCGCACTAGAAATGTAGTCCCTATCCACTGTCAGCGGATTCATAGTATAACTGCCGCCACTCAAAGATATTTCAAGTGAGTCTTCATCCAATATATCAGTACCATTCATTGCCATAACGTTATATGCAATATGTTCTTCAATAGCGCCGATTAGTTCGGCTATATCGACTCGAGTTATGGTAGCAGTTGTGGTATCATCATCGCCACCCTCTTCTTCACATACTACATCATACAGTCCCTCTAGTATCTCGCATACTTGTTCAAAGTCGTAGATATGGGCTCCGTATGTACTGATTGCTGCCCTACTTACATTTTTTTGTACTTCCTTAATTGCTTCTTTAATTTTACTCATTTTATATTTGTTTTAATTGTTTATATTGTTAGTTACTATGCATCGGTGTCCTCAATTGAAGTCTTATCGCATTTATCTGGTCCATCGGTTGTCAGTTCCGGTATATCAGCCGCATCCATCAAATCCTTATGTGCGGCTGCCACGCCCTTTACATAAGCGAAGCCAGATACGGATAGTGCCTTATTCATAGCGGTGCCACTCTCAAGCTTACCTATATAAGTGTGTACGCTGGCCTCATCAACAAAGTAACGAGTGCGGTCGAGTTTGTTACCGGATAGCTCATATAGTGTACGGGTAGACTTCACTCCGTCTATTGTTAGCTCCCTTTCAGTTTTGGTAACGGTATAACCACGCGGATATTTAGATTTAGTCTTCGGTTTTGCCGGCTTGGCAGCGGCCTTAACTATTTGTTTGGCTTTTACTTTCGTTATTGTAGTAGTCTTTGCTTTAGCCTTCTTAGTAGCCTTTTTAGCCCCAACGGGCTTTATTGTTTTAATTTTCACTTCGCCATTGATTACCTTGTCGAATGTTGGCGAAAACTTAAACTCCACTTCTTTAATTGATTTCTTAGTCATATACTTTATAATTTATTTTCTAATTGATTAATTTTTTCATCTATCCACTTCATTACCTTGTCTGAATAGTAGGAGGTAGTCATTTCATTTAGTGTATTATCTATATTGCGATGCCATTGGCTGTTATCAGTCTCAGCCCAGTCAGCTTTAACTACTTTTTTTGTATTCCAGTCCAATGCTTTCACTTCAATTAAAGAGCGGTCAGGCTCTTCCTTTGTTATATCTACTCTAATGATACCACCTATACATCTTTCTCCGATTTTGAATTGCTTAGTCATACTATTGTTTGAATTGTTTGTTAATTGGTTATTTAATTGGGTTGCTTGCGTTTTCAGCTGGTCAATCCAGCCCTTTACTTTATGTGCTTGATGTGGGGCATCACTATGAATGTTATACCACATTTCACTCGTCAATTCATCGATTAATTCATTTAATACTGATAATTGGCCATCGGTTGCGTTTGTAGCCACATTTACATTTGTACTCATAATATTCATTTTTACTTTTTTATTTGTTTATTCTGGATTGATTACTTACGCATCTTAGCTACAGCTTCTGCTAGTTCATCGAATGCTTTGAATGTAATTGTTTGACATCCTACCTTGATACCTTCTTTACTTACTACTGCATCATAGTCTTTAGTTAGTATTACCTTCTCTGTTTTAGGTGCCTTGCGTACAAACTGTACTGATTGTAGTGGGTATCTATAGTTTGCACCTCCATCATTCAACTGAACACCTTTACCGTCCGGTCCATCTATAACAGAACACTCCTCACCTATAGCATATAGCATATCATCACACCAGCTATTCTCCCAACCTAAGTCATAACTGGGTACTCTATGAGTAACCTTTACTATGTCACCTACTTCCAGTGTACTTCTTTCTACTAAGATGCCATGGATACTCTTCTTCTCTTTCTTCTTTACCTCTTCTACCATGATTAGATCTGATGCTTTATATTTATTATAACCTCCATTACTCCATTGAACCCAATGACTACCCTCTCCTAGAATACTAATTATCACACCTTCAACATCTTTTGGATTACACTTACTACGACCATAATAAATTGATGATTCACTAATCATTACTTCATCACCTACTTTAAATTTCTTATTCATAACGTTTATTTTACTTTAGTAGTCAGGACAGGATTCGAACCTGTAAATAAACACTTACCATCTTGGATATTAACAGCTCCTACTCTAATTTCGGAGAGTTTGGTAAGACCCTAAACCCATTCTGAGGATTTTTATTGTTCTAGTGGGTAAAATCCGTTAGGCTTTTAATTAGGGGTACTTATTTATTACATCACTCAGCTAATTGCGTCTACCATTTTCGCCACCTGACTTTACCCTTTGCAAATAACAGTTGTAATATATTGCGTATTGATACAGGCTTTTAACCATTAGTACCCAGCCACTATTTCTAGACACATTACAACTGTCTTCTTCTGATTAATACTTTCACGCTATAAAGCAGATGTAGATTCCTTTAATCAATAAGAATATGCAAAAGGAATTCTGAACCTATAAAACCCATCTCTTAACGAGGTAAGGAAACTTAGTCCAATGTTTTTTGCGTAGTCGGAGCCGGACTCGAACCGGATAAGCAACCATAAATGGATTCGGGCACCGTCCCTCATTATACCCATCCGACTATGTATTTATTGTTAGTCCATATCCGGACCATTCTCAGCCAAATCATATAACTTAGCCTTACGTTCAAGCTCGTCACTTAGTTTAGCCCATAGTTCGTTAGCTACTTTTCTATTTACTAACTCGCCGGTCTTTGTAGCAGTACCAACACAGTAGATTAATTCGTTCAATTCTAATAATGAAAATTCCATATTGTATAAGTTTTGTTTAAGAATGAAAAATGATGTATGTAATCCAAGTTATAGCCCAAACGAAGGCGATAACGATAGCCGATATAATGGCCATAGCTGCCAATGTAGTAATTTTATCCTTTCTAGTCATAACGATTATTTTTTAGTTTCTTTTTTTAATCGGGCAATAAACTCCTTATTTCTATCTTTAAAGTATTGCTCCATATCTTTACCGGTCCAGCGTTCTATAATGATAGCGAACGTCTTGCTTTTTTTGAAGTCTAACATAGTATGGTTTTAATGAGTTGAGTTTAATTCGTATTGAAATTCTTTTAATAGTTTCACTTCTAATTTGTGAGCGGCGGCCTTGCCACGTACAATATCCAATACAAACACATCATAAACATCGGTGCCATACTCACGCATATCGGTATATAGTTTCCAACCTTTGTTTTCACGACGGGCTCTACTACAATGCTTTTGAAAACGTAATACAGCCGAATAGTTGTAACGTCTACCAATTGCCGCCGTAATACCTAAGTAACTAGCACCTGTAATAGTATTAACTAATTCGTATATCACGTGGTTTCTATCGGTTCTCTTTTTTCTATTTGTTGTTGTACTCATTGTAGTGTGTTTGTATTGTTATTAAATTAGACCACCTTATTACTTACCGGCCAGTATCATTAATTTTTGATTTAAAGTTAGTGGATGCCTAGTAGTGTAATTAGTAACCCAGTCAGTAGCGTTCTTTTTAAAGTTGAAAAACTTTACTAAGCCATTAGGACCTGTTACTTTATACAGTATGGCGTTATAACTATGTACATCCTTTAATCTTAAAACTCTAGTTACCTTTGTTATCTTAAACCCTGATTTTGTACTCTTATTCATATTGATTATTTTATTAGTTGTTAAATTGATTAATTCAAACCCGTAGCTATTAAGATAATACAACCTCAATAGCCTTATCTGATAACCCGATTGCCTTTAAGTCACTTTTAACTTCACTTAAAAACTTTTTAGGGATACGTCCGTAACTCATTGGAAACGATGCGATAATCTGCTTAATAGTAGTAGATTCACGTTTCAACACAGCGAAGAAAGCCATAGCTTTTTTCATATCACCATTATGTCTACAAGCTACTTTATGTTTACGTCCCATAAAGTCCGTAAATTCTACGATAGTGTTTGGCTTTACAGCGTTACTCAATTTAGAAGCGGCGAAAGTCAAATAGATAGGTCTTTCGTTATTGTTATGGTTTTTGTAGTTACCATTAAACTCTTTAGTCATTTTCGTATTCATATATAATATTTTTAGCGTTTTATCAACTGGTAACCTATTTGATTACCTTTACTATGTAAAGATACAACTTATCTTGGACATGGCCTAATATTTTGGTAAGTATTCCAATTGAGAATCAACGGGTTAGCAGACCGGTAATAAGGCACACCGTAATAGATTGATTCTCAATAAACATTTTTTGTATTGATTATCAACGGGTTATACTAGGGCGCAGACTGGTATGAGCTAACTAATTGTAATACAACCGGTTAGCCAGGGCCGGCGCGAACTTCCCTGGTTAACATAATATTTATTATAGGATTTTATAACTTACTGATGATTAATACGTTAGGCATCCGACTTAACATAATGTTTATTATATACTGCCCACTACCGTAACTCATTGATTTATAACCAGTTGTATTAGATATTTTCTAACGTCCGCCGGCAATTCATTAAATAATTTCTAACTACAAGCGACACTTTATTAAAAATTATCTAATGAAACCCTTTGCCAGTATAGGTTTCAGCGATTATAATATAATATCTAGCCCTCTGAAACCCTTTACCAGCAAGGATTGCATCGAAGTGAAAAGGAACTTATTAGATAATTTCTAACGTCCGGCGGCACTTTATTAAATATTTTTTATCTTAAGGCGGCACTTCATTAGAAAATATCTAATAGTATACTGCTTTTATTGAATGAAACCCTTGCTGGCATTACGTTTCGGAGCAATCGCATCCTTAGCTAAAATAAAATTAATTCCATTATATACACTCAGCGCCACTCTGGAAATCAACGGGAATAGGGGTTCGCGAGGGTAAAGACCGGAGCGATACATACTTGGGTGGGGTCTATCTAATCAATATGACATTCTATTATCGTGCCTTTGCTTTATTATTCGGTAGGTTTATGTCATAATAATTTTGACATTCACACCATTATTGACATGGTATTATTCGGTATTTACACTTTTGGACACATTTCACCACTTTTGGACACCGATTCCTGTATATTGACACGGGTAGTTTGTATTGATATGGTATAATAACTAACTGGGTGTATTTAGTCCGGTTAGTATTGAGAGGGGTGAGTGTGTTGAGAGCATCGAAAGTGTTGAGAGGATGGGCTTACTTATTAGGGTTTTATTATGACTTACTGATGTATTACCTTATTGACTACTTACTTATTCTTATTGTTTATTTGCTTTACTGGGTTTGGTATCTTATTGTATTGCTTATTCCTTATTACTGGTAGTCCTTGCTGAATTATTATTAGTGTCCATTTTGAAATCTATTTATTTTTACTAAGGTTGTCGAATGTGAAATGAATTTGAAAAACCAGTTCAATAAAAAACCGATAACAAATTAATGCTACCGGTTAGTTATTGTGGTTTTGCTTCTTTATAATTATTTGTAATACTTGTCGTATATTGTTTGTGCAATTTGTATGGGCTTTCTTAATTTGTCATCTTTTACATAATCAATGAGTCTGGCTTTCTTTTGTGTGTACTTATATTCAAATGGTGCACCAGGTCTTGTACGCAACGATATATCAATTATTACATCTCCATTTTTGTCATAGGTATAATTTGATCCCATAGTAACTTGTGTCCACTTTAAAAATGTAGGAAAGTCGAAGGGCTTTGCCTTTGCTTCTTTAAGTATGTCGGTTAGTCGTATCATTACTTATCTCGGTTTCTTTCTTAAATTATATCCATACTCGTCAGTCACGAACAGGTCATACTTATCCAACATTATTTTCATTGCTCCTTGCTTAAAGGGTTTCATTCCTTGTGTATATAACTGGCCTAATATCTGCTCCATAATAAAGTAATATAGTCTTGTCAGCCCATCTTCATTTGTTACCTTTGATGCCTCTCTTACTTCTTTGGCCATTGAAAATTGCTCTCCTGATTTTTTCATTAAGTCCTTTGCCAATGCAACTATCTCCAATGCTGCTTTTTTGTAGTCATCAGTGTCAACTAATCGGCAATCAAATCCGTGTGCATCTAAAAATTCGTTTACACCTTTAATATATCCTGCTCCGCTCTTTGTTGGTTTTACTTTAATTTCATAGGTTGGCGCTAAATCACGTTTTGCATCGGCATCCAATGCTTTTAAGGTATCGTTGCCAAAAGGTAGTTTTACAGTTTGACTTCCTTTGCCGATTCCTTTGTTTACGAATTTAATCGCATCTAATAATTCATCTTTGTCATCGCCAATCATTTTTATTTCACCTTCATTCAATAGGTCTTTTAATCGTATCATTTTTATTTGTTTTGTATGTATAAATATATTTTTTCTAAAATAAAAAACCGGTAGCATTAATTTGTTACCGGTTTTTTATCTTATTTACTATTTTTAGTGCAATTTATGCTTACGGACTTTGTTCGTTACTTTGCCACGCTTTGATACCGAAATTGTATTATCAGTAATTAATACTACTTTGTTTGGACAATGCGCATCGTTAAGCGTTTTTTCTACTATTCCCTTTAATGTATTATCATTCATACACGGCTGCGGGAATGTTACATTACAGGTTGCGCCCACACTTATTGATTGCGGCCTACAATTTGGATAAAAGTTATTAATCATTCTATTACCCAATACAGTTTTCTGCTCTGCGGTTAGTGGGTTAATAAAAGTAATTGTAAAGATTTGAGTTTGCGCAAATGATGCGTTACTTATTAGTGCTATTGCTATTAGTGTTATTAGTTTTTTCATTTTCGTTTTGTTTATTGTTGCCAATTTGTTTTATAGGTAATAGTTTTTATTGTACTAGTGCTTTCGCTAGTCTACTTAGTGTTATCGTATATGGTGCTCCAACTTTTCTTTTTAATGTAATGAAGTCGAATTTGCTTATTCCTGCTTTCATTTTTGATGCGACTTCTACAGTCTCTGTCCCTCTTCCAAGTTTTAGGTTTATTTTAATTTTGTCACCACGTTTTAATTTAGTAACATCAATTGGCTTCATTGCTGCTTCATTCATTACTTTTAACGATTCCAATTCATCAATAAAAGCATCCATTAGTTTATTAAACTTAGATGGATCCTTCATTACTGCTTTAATCTTATCTTTAATTTGATTATCAGATAGTTTTGGATTTTTTATCCACCCTCTAGCATCAGCTGCATCCATTGGGTCTTTAAAGAAATCTTTAACTTTTAATTCATTTAGTAGTTGCTTTAATAACATTATAGTTTTAGGTTTATTTTAAAATTTTAACGATAGTATCAATAACCTTTACACATAAATATTAATTTAAGAAATTACTATAAAGATTTCTTTTTAGATGCCTTTGCTTTGATTGCTGGTACTGAATCATCTTTAGTAGTTTTCTTTGCCTTCTTAGTCTCAACAGCAACAGGTGTCTTAGCTGCTTTAACTTTCTTTTCTGCTAATTGCTTCTGTCTATTCTTTTCAACGTCTGCTGCCCATTTTTGAGCCTTTGCTATATATTCTAATTCGCTATCCACATCTTCTATTGCCGGCTTAATATCTTCCTTTTGTATTGTTGGTATAATATCCACATCTTCTATTGCTGGTGTAGGTTGCATATTATTTATAATCGTTTTATGTGTATCTATAATATGTAATAGGTCAGTCGATTCAGATTGTGTCATAAAATTCATATCAACTGTATATTCACGCGTTATTGTGTTATACTTTAATTTGTAACTTTCTGTTACTAATTTACTACCATTGAATTTGTTTTTAATTCTACTTAATAGAATGGCAAATCTTGCTGCGATGTTTGAATTGTAAGTTTTGCTTAGTGTCATTTTGTTTTTGTTTTTGTTTTTTATTTTATTTTATTAATTGCTTTTGCTGTGTATATGCCTTGCCTAAACCCGTAAATAAAGTCATTTATTTTCTGCTCACCCATATCATAAATTACATTGCCTAAAGCACATCCAAATTCGTTTCCTAAATCGGACATATCGCCTTCATAATTAATATTGGCTTCGTATAATTGCCTTGATAATAAGGTAATACAATATTCTAATTTGTATGGCAATTCACTATGACTAACTTTTTTCTTAAATTTTTGTACATCAATTACCATTTTTGTTATTAGTGCTATAACTAGCACTAATAAGATTGTTGCTACTATCATTTGTTTCTTGTTTTAATTTATCTTTTAAATTGTTTGCTATTGAATTACTAAACCATTCAAGCCATTCCAAATAAGTAAACTTACTATCTGGGTTTTTATGTAAAAATATTTTATATTGAGTCTCTAGTGTTGCCATTTTATTTTATGCTTAAACTTTGTGATAATGATGCCGATGCTTGCCGCACTAAATAATTAGTTACCCAATCAATATGTTCATCCAACAATTCCTTTATTAACTTATAAAATAATCTTTTAGTTTTTATTTCGTTAATCCCTAAATACTTTGTATAACATCTGCCAACGGTTGCATGTAATTCCAATCGGTATCGTTCCTCGCCTTCAACTTTAATACGATGTCGCCATAGTTTGTACATCCACTTGTGTCCGTCTGCATAAACAAGGAATTGATAAGTATCATATTCAGCTATCCAATCATCGGTACTGATGCCCTCTATATTGAGTCCGTTTGCATTGTTTATATTTTTAATTACTAATTTAGATGATGTATTATTCATCTTATCGTCAAAAATAGATGTGTCGCAATTGTTGCACCAATCAGTTTGGTCCAAATCCAACTGCCAGTCGCACCATTGGCAATTTATAATGTTTGCTTCTACTTTATTTGTTTGTGCCATATTTTTATCCTAAATTAAAAATTATATGTGCAAATAGTAAACCTAGTATACTACTTAATACTATTATACCTATTTCAAATAAGGTATCTTTTGTTTTCTGTGTCATGTTATTTAGTTTAATGTTTTATCCCATATTGTACTGAATACAAATGTGTTTCCCTCTTTTCCCTTTCCCGAAATATTCATTCTTTTATTGGTATTTTCACATACAACATATTCGATGCCCTTTGA